TATGACCGCCATCAGGTGAATTGGACAAAGCAGACGATCAGCCAAGACCCGACCAGCGAGTTCTTCGGCAAGCCTGAGCGGTTCTTTGTCTCGCCAATCAGTGGGACGCCGTTCACCGTGCATCGTAGCCGCTGCATTATCTTAGACGGTGAGGACATTCCCGACCGGCTGCGGAGCCGTAACGACGGCTGGGGCGATTCGCGACTGCAAGCGGTGCATCGCGCACTGGGACGCTACGCCGAGGGCATGGGAGGCACCAGCGCCATTATCCGCGACTTTATCCTGCCGGTGCTCAGCATGAAGAACCTGAGCGACCTAATCGCCACCGGCCAAGAGGACGTGGTTAAAAAGCGGCTGGAGATTCTCGGCGTATCGCGCTCGATCTTGAATGTGCTGCTTATCGATAGCGATGATGAAAATTACGAAAAGAAGGCCAGCAGCGTGGCGGGCATTGATAACCTGCTGGGCGAGCTAAAGCACAACATCGCCGCTTGCGTAGGAATGCCTCAGACGCTTCTGTTTGGCCGGAGTCCCGCCGGGCAGAACGCCACAGGCGATGCTGACTTCCGCGCATGGTATGACACCGTCAAAGGCGAGCAAGAGGACACGCTGATCCCTGCGCTGCATCACCTGGTTCGGCTGCTCGACATCGCCGCAGGCACGCCAGAGGTTGAGGGCCGCGCGGTCATGTGCCACCCGCTTTGGCAGCCGAGCCAGTCTGAGCAGGTGTCCACGCACAAGACAGGCGCTGAGGTGGTTGCCTTGCTGATGGACTTCGGCATCATCGGGCCAGAGGCGGCGGAGCGCTACATAAGCGGGCTTGGTATCGACACTGATGAAGGCTGATGACCGCGATACAAGCGCACGTCGTGAGTTAATTCGCCGCGCCAAGGCCCGCATGGAAGAACAGGGCCGCCGTGGACTGCGCCGTCGGCCACCGCGCCCGCGCAGGCCGGAGCAAGAGATTCGCAGCTACCGCGCTGCACTGCGGGACATCCGCCGAGCCATGGAGCGTCATATCCGCGATGAGGTATTCCCGGCGATTGATGAGCTTCTTCGCGAGGCGGGCACGCGGGATGATTGCATTCGCATGGACGACTGGAGTGCGCGGATTGCTGACCTGTTCGCAGCGACTAGGGGCGCGGTTGAGTCTGCTGATGAGGAAGCCACCCGGCGCATGGAGACGCTAGGTGACGCGGTTAGCGAGCGGGCAACGGATGAGCAGATTCGGCAAGTTCGTGCCGTGCTGGGAGTCGCGCCAACCTTCTATGACCAGCAAGTGGTTGACGGAATGCTGAACGATTGGAAACGGCGCAACGGTGCCTTCATCACGCAATTCAGCGGTGACGAAATTGACGCGGCGCAAGCGGTGGTGTCACGCGGGGTGCGTTCAGGAACACCAACCCGCGACATACAGGCCGAACTGCGTCGGCGGTTCAATATTACCGACAACCGCGCCGAGCGCATTGCTCGAACCGAGATCAGCCAGCTTAACGCCCAGATCACGCGCGAGCGCCAGCGCGAACTTGGCGTGGAAAAGTTCACGTGGATCACCGCTCAGGATGAGCGCGTTCGCGATCAGCATCAGGCGTGGAGCGGTCGTGAGTTTGAGTGGGACAACCCGCCGGACGGCGTTATGCCTGGTGAGCCGGTCAACTGCCGGTGCAGCGCTGCGATGAGCGTGGAAGGGCTGCTGGATGAACTGGAGGCCGAGGAATGAGGTGGTCAACTTGGGTCGAGCGCGGGCTGGACGAATCTTACTGGCGGTCGCATCGGGTTCAGACCGACATCACCTTTGCCGTTGAGCAGGGCTTTGGCTTTATTGGCTCAAGCCGCTGGACGCTTGCACAGGGCGCGACTGACTTTGTGGTTATCGACATCCCGCAGGGCGTCACCATGCGTCTGCATGACCGCATCGTGGCCGTAGGCGGCGGGCCGTTCGAAATTGACGTGATACAGGTCTCCAGCATCGACACCAACGGCACGGCATTCGAGAAAAGCTGTTTGAACTGCATCGCTGCCACCCTGCCAACCGTCAGCATCCGGCGCGGCGCAACGAGTCCTGTCATCGAAGCGGTGCGAGAGGAGTTATTTATTCCGGCGCAGCGTGGGCCGCAGTCTAGCGGAGCGATACAGAGCGAACTGACCTACCGAGTGCTTGGGCTTGTCGATGGACTAAGGCTGGCCTATCGCCTCAAGAATAACGACAACAAAGCCAACACCGTAAACATGACCTTCGTGTGGACTGAGGAGTACCCTGACGATGGCTGACGCGACCCGTGAGCGCTGGTTAATGGACATGGTGAGGATGTTCGAGGCCGGGCAGTTGTCTGGCGAGTTGACGATTCGGTTTCGTGATGGCGTTCCGGTGGAGGCGGTGCCTGCGCCAAAGTACAAGGCGCCCCAGGCGGGAATGCGGGCCAAGGAGACGGGGAAGACTTGACACCTTCGCCATGATATAATAGGTTCCAGAAAACGAACGGCCTCAATGGTACGCCACGGCCCGCATCCCTTAACGGGGGTGCGGGCTTTTTGCGTTATGGAGCATCGCTTGGCAAGCACTGACGACCGCAGCGAATTCATGAGCGAGTGCATCTCCAAGGAGATGGCTGCGGGCTTTGATCAGGAACAGGCGATTGCGATCTGCGCCTCCAAGTGGGAACGCGGTGACGATGATAACCCGACGCCACCGCAGGGAGTGCGAGAAGCGGCCCAGCAGGGGCTTGACTATCGCCGGGAATATGGGCGGGGCGGAACGCGCACGGGCATTGCCAGGGCTAGGGACTTAGCGGCGGGCAGAGGTATCTCTCAGGACACGCTTGCCCGGATGCGGTCGTTTTTTGCACGGCACGAGTCAAACCGCGTGCCACCGACGGAGAAGCGCGAACCCGACGGCGGGCCGACCAACGGCTGGATCGCCTGGCAGTTGTGGGGCGGCGACGCTGGCAAAAGCTGGGCAGAAAGCCAGAACCGAGAGGACAGCATGGCGCTTCGAATTGATTTTGCTGACGAGCCGATCCGCATGACTATGACCGATGAGGGCTTCCTGACCGGGGAGGCCCGCGTCGCCCGTGTAGGGATTCAGGACTACATGAACGGCGACGGCACTACGCGAAAGGAATACCGACCAGTCGATGAGGTATTCAGCGCCGACGCCATTGCCAGCTTCCGCAATCGCCCCGTCACTGTGGGCCATCCCGATGCGCTGGTGACCGCTGATAACGCCAAGGAGCTGTCGGTGGGCCACGTTGGCGAGAACATCCGCGCCGATGGCCGGTGGCTTGTCATGCCGCTCACGATCACCGACGGCGAGACCATCCGGCAGATTGCCGACGGCATGGTTGAACTTTCCGCTGGCTACATGGCTGACGTCGAGGAAGGCGAGGGCGAGTTCGAGGGCGAGCGCTACGACGCCATCCAGCGCGGAATCCGAGGAAATCACGTTGCTGTTGTTGACCGGGCACGGGCCGGGTCGATGGCACGACTGAAGCTAGATGCCGCCGACGCGGTGGCAGTTACGCACACTCATTCACCACAGAGGACTGACAGCATGAGTGAAAGCAAGACCGCCGTCGCACGCATTGACGGCATTGAGTACGAGGTGGCACCCGAGGTGGAGCGCCACATCGCACGGCAGGACGATCAGGTTAATGACCTGACCGGCAAGCTGGAGGCAGCCCAGGCAGAGGTGGAAACCGCCACCGCCAAGGCTGACGAAGCCAAGGCCGAGATCGAGCGCCTGAACGAGCAGTACAGCGACGAAGCCATCCGCGACGCCGCCAAGGCCCGCGTGGCTCTGGAGCGTAGTGCGGCGAAGGTGCTGGGTGACGATGCCGACATGGGCGACATGACCGAGCGCGAGATCCGCGAGGCCGTGTGCAAGAAGGTTCACGACGGGCTTGATCTTAGCGAGAAGTCCGACGTGTACGTCGAGGCCCGTTTTGACGCGGCGCTTGAGCTGCACCAGGGCGATGCCGTTGCCGAGCAGCGCAAGGCTGCCGCTCCGCGTGTGGACGCCAGCACGGAAAAAGAAGATCCGCGCAAGAAGGCGATGGACGACATCCGCGACCGCTACAAGCGCAACAAGTAATCACGAGGATTTGAACGATGGCACAGACCGATCTTGACACCTACGGCTTCGAGCTTGATCGCGCTCAGGCGGGACAGCAGGCCGACGCTGGATTCGATCACGTAGAAAGTTTCGCCGCCGAGGGCACCGTTCCCTTCGGTTTTGGCGTGGTGGCTGGCACTGCCGAGAATCAGGTGGAAGTGGCTGGCGATGACGGCGATGACTTCGTTGGCATCAGCCTTTTCTGCCACACCCGCCCGCAGGGCATTGACCAGTCCGCCGCCAAGGGCGAGCAGTTCAGCACCGGCGCTGAGTACCGCGACGGCGACACCGTGAACGTGCTGCGGCGTGGCCGCGTGTACGTCACCGTCACCGCCAACGTCTCCGCTGGCGACGATGCTTTCGTGGACGTGGTGACCAGCGGCGAGGAAGGGCAGTTCACCAACGTGAGCACCGATAACCTTGCCACCTCTGGCGTTTTCCGCACTAGCGCAGACAGCGGTGAGCTGGCTGTGGTCGAAGTCAACCTGCCGTAAGGATAGAGGAATACAATCATGAGTCTTTGGGACGCACTTGACCAGCAGTCTGATCTCCGTGGAGATGCTGAGACTGCAACCATGTTTTTCGCTCGCGAGCTTGAGCACGTAAAAGCGCAGTCTTATGACGTGCTGCGTGCCCCGCTTCGCGCTTTTGACCTGTTCCCGACGGACAGCACCGCCGGGCCGGGCGCTGAGTCTGTGGTATATGAGCAGTATGACGTGACTGGAATGTCCAAGATCGTCGCTGACTATGCTGACGACCTGCCCCGCTCCGACGTCAAGGGCAAAGAGTTTGTTGCCCGCGTTCGGTCTATCGGTAACTCCTACGGCTACAGCTTGCAGGAAATCCGTGCCGCTCAGTTGGCCGGTAAGGGCCTGGTTGCCCGCAAGGCGAACGCCGCTGTCCGCGCTCAGCGTGAGCAGATGAACCGGATCGCCTTCTACGGCGATGAGCAGCACAACCTCCAGGGCCTGCTGACCAACCCGAACCTGCCTTCGGTCACTGTCGAGAACGACGGTGAGGGTGACGCCACCGAGTGGAGCACCAAGACGCCGAAGCAGATCCTGCGGGACATGAACGACCTGGTGAACAGCATCATCGAGCGCACCAATGGCGCCGAGCAGCCTGACACCTTGGTCCTGCCGATTGAGCAGTTTACGTTTGTGACCAGCACGCCCGCTGACACCGGCACGGACACCACCATCGGTCAGTACTTCCTGACCAACAACCCGTTCATCGAGAACCTTGAGTGGTCGAACGAGTTGAAGGAGTCCGAGCGTGCAAAGCACATCAGCGACGACCAGTACACCGGCGAGATCATGGTGGCCTACCGCCGCGATCCCGATGCCGTGATGCTGGAGATTCCGCAGATGTTTGAGCAGCTTCCGGTGCAGGAGCGGAACCTTGAGTTCGTCGTTCCCTGCCACAGCCGGATTGCTGGCCTGATCATCACCTACCCGCTGTCCATGGCGGTCGGTGAGGGCATCTGATGGGCGTCAAGGTACGGCTTATTGAGCCGCGCCTTCGCCGGGTGGCTGGGGTGGATCTCCACCCCGGCCTCCAGGAGGTCACCGACAAGGAATGGCAGCGCATTAGCCGCCACCCTATCGGGGCCAAGCTGATCGAGCGCGGCATTATCGTGGAGCGGAAGCCCAAAGCCAAAGCCGTAGAGAAGGCGGCGGAGCCGTCGAATCGGGCGTCTGATCTGGTTGAGGAAATCCGCGAGACGTATGACGTGCATCGGCTGCGGGAGCTTTCCGAGGATAGCCGCAAGACGGTATCCGAGGCGGCGACTGAGCAGCTTGCGAAGATCGAGGGCTAAAGAGCATGAGCGACGCGGCGACGCTGTTTGACTTGGTGGCTCCTGAGTTGGCCGATA